AACTAACCGCGGCTGCCGGTTGAATGACAATCGACTGATTGGTACTCGGTCTTATTGTTACTGCCATTATTTAGTCGCCTCTGGATACACTGTTATAATACCCTCAACCACCCTCTCAACTGTCAATGTATTGGAGTTAACCAATTCGAGGTCATACACATAACGCCCGGCTTTAACGTTAGCCGTCTGTGCCGCTGTCAAGTTAAGAGTGATTTCCCCGTTAGCGGGGTTTGTAATTGCTACTGTAAAAGCAGTATTTGAAGAGGTATAGTACGACCGTCTCATCTGAGATCGACCAACATAGCCGGTTAGATTCCTGGCCGAACCCGTATCATCGTTAACTGCAATAGAAACCGAGTACGTTGTCCCTTGATCTATAGTAAGATTGGATACACTTGCCATTTTTTCCCTCAATATTATGGTATATTTATAAGGAAAGGGCCCTAAGGCCCTTTGGTATTATTATGTTAGTTAGCTAACTATTACAGCATTATACATTTATACCCAATCAATCATAAGATGAATACGCGGTTTAACCCCCATATTATCAACTTGGTGTGGCATTGTGTTATTAATTTCCCAAACTTCACCGATAGACATCTGTTTTTTCTCCCCACCAACAGTAAAGATGCAGTCTGGGTTTGTCACTATAGCAACATGACACCTATGCACACTTTGGAAGGCATGCGCTATATCTGTATGAATGGGTATCCCAGAGGAAGGGTCTAAGCGAGTTAATACAAGTCTTACAATTTTTGAATTACTTCCTGTAAGTATTTTACTCTGAAAGTAATTTAGAGTATGTTCAAAGTACTGAACATACTGTGAATACCATCGGGTATTTACTACAGTTTTAAGTTCTTCGTTGTCTGTAGGCCATATAAGTGGGATGCTTTGGGTGCGGCTATGTGATGGGTAAGCATCTTGGCGCTCTGTCCATTCGTGCCAGTTTTTTTCTGACAGAATGGAATCACACAGTGTGATGATATCCTCAACTGGAGCAATACCCAAATACTTAAAGTTAGTGTCTAATTTCATGGTAAGGCTTCTACTAAACCACCGTATGAAAACACCAATCGTTCACCACCATAAATTGGAGTAGAGGAATGTTTTTCTGACCCTGCAAGACAGAGCCAAATATCCCCCTCATCAACCTGTAACTCAATACCATTCAACACAGGATTACCACCTCGAATCGGTTTCTTTAACATTACATTTACACGAACATGAAATAGATTTTCACTGTTACTGTCTTGATGTTCATGGACGAATGCACCGTCACAATAGTGATTGCCAATAAGACATTGGAACACCGGTTCTACCTTAACCGGCTTCATACCAAACAATGAAAATATTTCATTAAAGCCTGGCGCCTGCTCATATTTAGCATAACGTCTACCGAATCCGGTTGGTATCCACAAAGCCGATAGAATCTCTTCATCAACAAAGTCGCGAAGTTTTAATGTATCATACCCGCGAATTACCCTACTTAAAGTCATGTGAGACTGATTAGGATTATTAAACTACAAAAGGTTTAGTTAATGAGGAAGCAACTAAAAGGGAGCTGTTTACACCTGCGGGTATCATGGATGGGTCCAAAATATCGTCTACCCCATTGCCGTCCCGCAGAGCATGTATACAATAAACAACTGTATTTGGTTCAAGCGCTACAAGCTGGTGATTTTTATCCTTATGGATGTATATCATATGTGGAGCTTTAAACATAGTTACATTACCGTCTACTGTAACTTGTAAAGAGCCAGATGCTAGTAACGTTAAATGATCGAACTCATGAGTATGTCCATATTCAGTATCGCCAGCTTCCTTAAATGTCATCTGGCGACTAAATATATTGGCTACACACCCTATTGAAATATCTGGTTGTTTCATATGGTTGTTACCGGAATAATTCCATTAGATTGTCCAGACAGATTATTAGTTTGCGGCATTCCTAACATAGTGTATAAACCTTCCATAAACGTTTGCCACTGTGCCTTGACTTCATCCAAAACTACAAAATCAACTGCAGAATACGCCTCGCTTGCAACCGTTAGGCGTTTACGGCGAAGTTCTGCCTGTGCACTGCGCCAACCAGTTGATGCTATAATAATGTTGTTGCAAGCTACAGTTGCAGTAATAGTAATGCCCCTTGCAGCTTTCGATGATATTTCATCTTGTATACTACTAGGCAGCGGTACTTCTGATGTTGGATCTGGGTACCCAGCATCCCTGTACGCCATTGCTTGCTTTTCAGCAAGGTCATATTCACTTTCAAGCCCCTGTAGGAATTGCTGAGTTAATGCGCCTGCATCTGCTTTAACTTGACGTATAAAGGTAGTCTTGGCAGTAGTAAGTTCTGCCGCTATAGCAGTTGCTTTTAACTCTGGAGTTTCATATAACTCTACAATTTCCCAGCGCTGTTCATAATCTCCTGTAGATGTTACTTCCGGTGTTTTTTGTCTGACAGATTGTGTTCTTACATCATATGAAGGTTGATTAACATTAACCACATTGACTAAAGTTGCACCGTTGATGCTTTCTTCTGTCCCTTGAAAAGCTACGAATACATCAGATGTACTAAATGATGTTTGTGGGTTGTCTGCTTGAAGATCCGTAAAGCTGTAGGGATACTTCTCAACAATATTATTTTTAATTTTTGCGTACATAATGTTTTTCCTATGATAATGATACTTTTGAATTCCAAACACTGGAGGCTGTACTTAAACTCGATGAATACGATGAAGTACCACTGGTAACGCTTGAATTTGAAAGGCTTGGAGTGGACACTGAAGTAAAGGCTGCTGAAATACTGGAAGCGCTAGCGCTTGCTGATGTAAATGTAAAATCTCCATATGTACCAGTTATACCGGCATCTAGTGGGTAGTTTAGAAGATATGTTTTCTCATTACCGTTTGCGCCAGGACCATTACCTACGACAGCAATTCCATCTGCACTTGCAGATATACCGTATATTCCATAAAATCCGGTTGATGAATTAGAAATATTTATAAACCACACAAAAGTGCCGTCAGATGGGTTCATTTTATATAAATAGTTACCGTTGCCATGTTGTGAACCAGTTCCGTATATGTATCCATTATAATAACACATATGTATGTACCCAAAATTTTGACCATTATAATTGTATACTTTAGCCCAATCAGTAGTATTGCTTGTACTAATACGAACAATATGACCGTTATTCCCTGAAATATACATATTGCCGCTTGCGTCTTGAATCATAGAATTAGTCGTGTTACTCATAGTGTTGTTTGAAAGCTCATATCCAGCGACTGCTGCACCTGTAGCTCTGTCTAAAACCAAATAACCCATATTAACTCTTGAAATTGCAAACCAAACATTGTCTGTATCCCCCGAACGGATAAGTGCTTTTTCTGGATAGTACCAGTTGTTGCTGCCACCTGTAAATTCTTTTGCCCAGACAACAGCCCCAGTACTAGCATTACGGGATATTAAACGGCAAATAAGGGGTTGATACCCCCCACCTGTGTTATAGTTAAAATAAACACGGTTATTGGTGTCATCTACCCCCAATACAATACCGCCTGTAGAGCCTGTAAGCTTCGGCGACGTATATGTGAGATCGGATTTACTAGTAAAACCAATATTACTTTGTAAATGAGTATGTACAAGGCGGTCATCGGATGAGGTAAATTGGCCAAACCCACTCATAGAAGAAAAGCCAATAAGGTTACTACCAGAATCGTTTTTATATGTAGTTATATCACCCGTTGTACCAAGTTTTGCTACAAACCTGTTACCATTTCCTCGATATCCTTGAACAACCCACCCTCCGCCAGATAATGGCTGTACAGCTTGAAAGGAACCTGTGTAATACTGCGCTTCAGGGTCTATGCGGTAATAATACCCGGAGGGTCCACCTGCCTTATTCGTTGCAAAAAAGCGGTGTAGTAATAAACTCATACTAATCTTCCGTAAATAGTCGTCCCTGCATCTCTAGACCAAAGAAGGAAAAAATCCGTTCCTGAAGATTGTAACGCAACGCGACCAGTGTTAGCAGCAAGGTATGTGGAAATAGAAGTAGTAGTGGTACCATCTGGTTTTATCCAGTTTATTGTCGGCCATGTAATGGTTTGAGATCCACCATTTGCTAGTTCTAGTAATAACTCCCCTAAGTTACCCGATGGTGGAAAATTGCTTGTTGCAATAGTAAAATTACCCGTGGCTGTAATCTTTTGGTGACTTCCTGCTGTGTAGTCTAGTGTTTGTGTTGTCGTGCTAGAGTTGCCTTTGTCTACAAAGGTTAAGCCACAGTCTATGAGCATTGCTCTGGTGTGCTGCTGGTCACTATAAATTTGTGTACCAGTAAAGGTGTTGGTAGATAATGTTGCAACATTAGCCCCTGCCAACGTACTTGCGCCAGTGCCACCTTGAGCTACTGAGAGGGGGGTTGTAAGACCAGATATTGAAACTACGTTTGCAGCACGACTGTCGTCTATGACGGTTGTTCCGCCTATTTTAATTGCCATCTTCGCTCCTTTAGAACTCGGTTATTGTTTTATTTAGGCTTTTTAAGCTCTTGTATCTCTTGTTTCAAATCTTTAATTGCTTCAATTAAGAATGCAGTCAAGTTCATATAGTTAATACCCTTGGTACCGTCAGCTCTATCTCTGACGATTTCAGGAATTACTTTTTCAACTTCCTGGGCAGATAAACCGTATGACTTCTGCTTACTGTCTTTCCAGGTAAACCCAAATCCTGTTAATTGACTAATAATATCTAATGGGTTTTGAATAGGTGTAAAGTCTTGCTTTAACGTCATATCTGAAGATGAGTTATAATCAGTAGACGTTAAAAGCCCGGTAGATGGGTTAAATGTTAACTTAGTACTTGATACGTTAGCTGAATTACCACTTGATGTTCCCACCGATAACATTGGGTAGTAGGAAGCATTGGCAGATGTTTCATCTGTAATAGTAATCTTACCAACGGTTAAACTACTGGCAGTGCCTGTAGCATTTGTAAGGACAATAGCAGATGGGGTACCAAGAGCCGGTGTAGTTAAAGTGGGACTGGTTAATGTCTTATTGGTTAAAGTCTGTGTACCTGTTAATGTAACTGCAGTACCTCCATTACCACCAATCTGGGTATACACTTCCCATGTATTACCTGAATATACTAATTGTACACTAATGTCGTTAATGTCACAGATTAGGTCTTCTGCCACATTGGCAATTGTAGATCCGTTTCGGGCAATAGTTAATGCGTTAGCGCCGAAGTTACCACCTGCATCTGCTACAACAACCTGGTTACCAACTGCAGGTGAAGAAGGCAAGGTTATAGTAAATACGCCAGAAGCCGTATTAGCTAAAACACCTTCGTTATTATTAATAGTATAATTGGCAGATTTAGCTACATAAGAAAGACCGCTGGCCGGGAGTGCACTACTTGCCCATGTATTACCGTTACTCGTTAATACATTACCGCTTGAACCTACCGCATAGGTAACCGAATTAATTGCAGCAACTAAGTTAGCATTAGCTGAGGTGCTTAAGTTGGACAAAACCCCTAATGTAATATTAATATTAGAAAAGTTATTATCCACTTCCGAATTAGTCAGAGGGGTACCTTTAACAGTAGACCCTGGACTAGAGATCGAATTAGCGGTTCTTAAGAGTATCGTTGCCATTAGCTAACCTTATTGTGTTCTAATTTTTGAATTAAAGTAAACATAAGTTCTTTTATGTCTTTAAGTTCATCTTTAATATTATTTATATCTTCTTGTGTTGAAGTGTGAGATCTAGCATAGTTTTCTCTAAAAGCTTTTTCTGCTTGATATACCCTGAAACTGTCAGTATCTTGCATAATAATAGCTTTACTCTTAGCGTCTCTAACTAAATCAGGCTGACCTTCTACCTTTAACTTCATTATGCCAACGCAATCAATCTTAAGTTTTTAACTTTAGGTACTTGAGCGGTATTAGTCGTCTCAAATACTATCTTAAATACTAAAGCGTTAAATGGGGATAAATTATCAATCTGCTTTTCTACCTCATAAAACTCACCAGATAAAGATGTTGGTACAGTTACATTGGTAAGCTTGATAAACTCTTGTTCAGATAAGATCTCGGTCTCACCCAGCTCTTTTACTTTATAATAGAAGGAAACAGTTGCGTCAGCAGGCTTACATACCTCAACTCTCAGATTTATCGATGTAGAGTCGTTAATAAAGTCAAACTGTCTGGTAATATACTTAGAGTATACACTACCTCCAGTTGCTGCTTCTTCTGCAACAAAGTTTATACCATTAGTAATTGTATAGGTATTACTTACACTTAAGTCAGTAGTTAGCGCATTACCGCTTAATTCAACAATCTTAACATTTGATCCACTATCTAATACATCAATTACTCTGAACTGACCGTTATTAGGATTTGTACCTGTAATATTGATATAAGTACCATTAACAATAGCAGAGGCATTAGATGTATCGATTGTATCAATAAAGTTAATCATTGCAATATTAGCACCATTAATGTTACCAGAAAGTACGGTAACATTAGCTGTTGTTTTAGCACTTACAATAGTTTTAATATCGTAAGATAAATTCTTATTGGCATAAGTCGGGGTATCAACTAAATTCTTAGCTAAAACTAACCCAATTTGCTTGCTATCAATCAGAGGGGCTACGTAAGAATTTGTAGTATTTAATTCTATTTTGTATATGAAAGAAGAAGCATTAGAAAGATTATATTGGGTAGTAGCATTACCTGCTATCAACCTGGTTTCAGTTAAGTCATTATCATCTATAGCCATTTTTGTAAAAGTAGAATCTATTCCGTAACTCTTAGATGTAGCTTTAAAGCTTGGAGTAACAGTACTTACACCTTGGGTAACTGTAGATAGGACAGGGTATATGGTATCAAATTGAGTATCTTGGGTAGCGTACATACTCACACCACCAAAGCGGGTCGCCTTTGTTATTCCTGTAACAGCGGACGGTAATGTAACCGTATAAGAGGATAAGGTAACATTGGAAACCGTCAAGCCTATATCTATAAACGTATTAGAATTAACACCATAAAAAGCATTAACATTACCGTTTTCGGTTCGAGCATTAGCTAAACCACCTAAAACAACATAGCCACCATTAGCTAAACCGTGATTAAAATGTTTTACTCGGAGAGTGGCACTAGATGGAAAAACTTCTAGCGGGTTTTCCTCAAGAGCACCAAGCTCATATTCTTTTATTAATGGTAAAAAATTAATAGAACCTGTTATACCTGTATTAAATACTGCTCGATACAACTTAAATTTTAAATCTTCTGCCTGTTTAGGTGTCCAAGAAGCTGCATTTTGTGATTGGTACAGAGTACCTACATATGGTTGTTCGGTAATTCTTTTTGTTGTTACTGTATCGATGCCATCTAGCTCGGATACCCATACCCGATAGTTCTTAGAGTCTGAGCCTAAAGTTAAAGAATACTCACCAATATCTAAAAATACAGGGCTTGAGAAAGTAACTGTAGTAGCTACGTTAGCATTGCTGGTAACATTTACAGTGCTTGGGTAGAGATAGGCTTGGGAAAAAGGTACTACATAGGGACCAGGGTCTCCATTAACGTTTTTTCTAATAGCAATATGAGCAGGAATAGAAGTATCTTTTGCTGAAAAATATAAGTCAACTTTTGTAACAATACTAGGCGTATCGATAAAAAAAGTTTGTGCAAGTGGGTCTAATAAATTATATGCCATAGTTTTCTTATTTTAAAATTGCTCTTGCTGTTATTGCACCGGCCGCAGCACCGTTAGCTACACTATTAACAATTGTAGCTGTAATAGATTGAGTAGCCTGTGTTGTAGTAAGAAAGTTATTTTCAGTAGTAAGGTGCCCAAGTAATCCGTTTGGACTATTTTCTTTATTTGCAACACCAGCAGCTATAATAGCAACTGTTGCGTTATACACAGCTCTTGCTTCGGTGTTAAGTACTACAGTACCAGAGAGAGCACCATTAGGGCTGGTAGCATTAACTGTCATATTACTTAATGTTGTAGCCGTAATACCCTGTGAGGTAAATTGTTTCTCCCAGTATGCTAATCCACCAGCATCTGGTTGCCTACCAAAGGCAGTAGTATAAACTTGGGTTAAATAACCATTAGCATTAAGAGGTGGTGTGGTCGGAGTACTAGGAGTATCATTACTATCACCACCTCCTCCTCCGCCACCGCCTCCACCACCGCCTCCGCTACTAGCTATAACCACTGTTCTTTCTTGTGTTACAATAGTAGAATCTAGTTTAGCATTTCTAGTAGAAACAATTTCGTTAGCTACACTTCTTAATTCCCCTGAACTGTTAAATGTAGCTTCTGCAAAAGTCTCTTGATCAGCTACGGTATTAATAGATGAATCCGTTAATCTAAATGTATATATCCCAGTATTGAAATTTAATATATCTGCTGTATAGCTAAAATAGCCTCTTGCATTACCAGAAGCATCGGTTGAGATTGGACTGGAAATTAATTCAAAGTTACTTGCTGCATTGGCATAGAAATTAGGATCGCTAATACTAACAACATTAGCTTCTCTAGTCAAGTATGGTGTAACGTTGATAGAATTAAAATATGCATATAGCCTGGTATTAGGCTTCATACCTTCAGCATTAAATTTAATAACCGCATTTCGCATCTTAGGTATAACAGTCTTTGAAACAACAATATCATTATTTGTGGTGGTATTAATAGTTTCGGTAACCGTATACTTAATTCCTTCTTGTTGCTGTACTAATTCATTACCTGAATTACCATAGCGTAAATCTCTCCAGTTACCCCATATAGTTCCATATTTACCCTTAGCCTTAGCATCAGATAACAAAGAATCATAATTACCTTGTGCGTCCCTGTATATGTCTGGCACTCTCTTATCATCAAACCAAACATCAGAGGGAGGGTCTAAAATTACTCGACCGCTAAACAAGACAATATTAAACGGATTTAAATTAACTGTCTTGCTAGATTTAGTGTTGGTAATAAAGGCTTCTTCTGTGTACGGTAAAGTATATAGATCTCCAACTAAAACATAATTATTAGCTGTTCTAGCTGCAGCTGTAGTAGTCTGTTCTTTTAATTTAATAAATCTTGTTTCACACAATGGTCTGGCTTCATTCTTATTATAATCAATAGCTGGAGCATAATCAATATTAGTAGGGTCTCCGATGCCGTGACCGGTAAATGAATCTACTACAAATCCATTTTTAAATCTATCAAAGCCCTGAGCATCTTTAATTTGAAAGATCTGGGCATCTTGTTCTGCTAAGCTTAATGATGTATAGTATTCAAGATTTTTAACTCTATTTTCAATACGGCCAATATCCCGCATGGTAAATCGTTTATTATCTACTGGGAAAACGGTAATGTCTTTAGTTATATCGAAAACATAGGCTGCTTGCTTATGAATGTATAACACCATAGCATCACTTGGTGTAGGAGGCTCTGTAGGATTAAGTGAGCTTATTCCTTTTACAACTCGAATTCGACCAGTTCTATCTAATACTAGCTTATCAATTCTAGGCAAATAATATTCATAATTTGTAATAACGTCATTTTCAAAGTCTGGAAATTCAGTTACACTAGCACCTGTGCCTGTAAACCCTGTACCAGCATCATTAATTCTAGACCTAAAATCTAAACAATCTCTTAAACTATAAGTTATACCCCCAGATGTAAAGCTAGGAATGTCTTTGTACTCTATATCGTTATATGATTCTACAGAGAAGTAGTCCCCTGCCCCATGAGTAAAATAATCAAATGTAATTCTAATAGGACCAGTAGGCTTTGCAGCTTCTGCTTTAATTTTAATTGAGCCAACGTCATAATATGTATTTCTTTGCTCGTTATCAAAAATAAATCTATCTGTAATGTCAACTTCACCAGTTGAGAGATATGCAGTTCCAAAAGCATTGGACGACATTTTAACATTAGAAAGCTGATATATATCTGCTTTACCTAATGTAATGGTAGCTGCAGTACAAGCATTTTCAGTTGTATAATCTACGGTTGCAGCTGATACTAAGGTTTTAACTTTCTTATCTGCTGCTGAATTTGATTTTTGTAGCGTTGTTACAATTGCAACATCTTCACTTGTATAAGTTGGGTATAATGTTACGGTAAGAGTTTTACCGGTAGGGGATCCCGACCTTGTAACATTAGCACTTGTAAGATTAATATAACTACCCGCATTACCACCAGATTTAATTACAAGTTGATAATTATCTGTAGAGAACGCGTTAAAAACTTCGTCTGTACCTGCAGTAATTGATACATTACCCCCAGACAGTGTTCTGGAGTAAACTCGACGCGAGGTATATGTTGTTGCCGTACCTCCAGTATCTACTGATTTTATTACACTATACGGTAATGGAAAAATATATGAATTTAAAGCAGAATCTTGTATGGTGGCTGTTTGATAGCTATAAGTTACACCTGCCAGATTACTAGAAGGTCTGGGTGTAACGTTAGCTGAATAAGCACTTGCAACATCCATAATTCTTAAACTCTGGGTACCAAGAGTAATAAAATCACCTGCAGCCAATTGAGTTGTAAACGATGTGCCCACACCAACAATAGTATTACTTAAAGAATTAGATGTTACAGTACCAATTAATGCAGTAGCTGTAGGGACAATGTCTGCTGTAAAGTCTTCATAACTAGCATTATCATAATACAGCTGTTTGACATCGTGGGTAAATGAATACCCTGATTCCATTATAATATCAAACAAATATAACTTATAAACTGCTGTAGCCGTACCAATGGTACCTGAGTCAACCTCAATAGACCTAATCTTAGCTGTACCAATCTTTGTTCCAGCAGGCGAGGCTACAACACTTGTATATTGATTATACAAACTTAAAGTAGCTAAATTGGCAAGATCTGGAATACTGTTGATATTAGTAGCAAGTATATAATTGCCAAACGGGGTAGCAATTGTACTATTAGTTACTGAGACAAAATCACGAGCTTTTTCTTGCACAACATATTTGGTGCGAATAGAATCAATCTCATAACCCTTAACATAAGCTTTACCTGGAGCTACAACGTTAAAGAATAAAGAAGCATTACCACCTTGACTGGCGGTATACATTCCATCAACTACCGTAATCTGAGTATTTGCATTAGTAGTTCTTAAGTGCTCTTTAAGCTGCACCCTATATGGGGTTACTGTATAGTCTCCTGATTCATCATAGGTTCTTCTAGCTAATGTTTCATTTAAAACATTATAACTAGAATCTACAGTTTGTCTTATAATTTCACTGTCTTGTACCCTTAAAACCTCAACAAAATTAGCCTCGTCTACATCTGCAGGGATAAAATTTCTTTTTGATAAAGTTAATGCTATTTTATATCGATCTGCGCCTGGTGCAAAATAATTATATGTTTCGATTGCAGGGTCTAATAAAGACTCATCATCATCGCTTGTAATTATACTCTCAGTAATTTGAAATCCAATGATAACATTGGACGGTACTGCATATTTTTCAACTATTAAGGTCTGTTCTGGGTAGTATACAAATGAACCTTTAACAAATAAAGCCCCGCTTGTTGTAGAGAAAGCAGTACCCGTACCAGTTGGGGAGGTAGCAATTGCCTGAACTGAAGTTAGACTATCTTCTGTAGTCAAAACTTCTGAGCTGCTGAAAGAAGTAGTACCGCCCGTACCAGAATTTAAATATTTAACATAGATTGTTGGTGCATCTGTTTCAGTTGCAAGAACATAATTTACCACCAATGCCCTGATACCTGTCGTCTGACCGACAATAATAGAATTTACTAAACCATCAATAACATCATCCGCTGCAACTGAGTTATAGCTTGTAGCGAGTTTTACATACTTGTATCTAGTGTCGTAAACCTGTTCACCAGGTACAACTATAGAACCCTCTTTAAATATATTTTTACCAAAACGCTCAATTTGCCCTTGAATAAGGGTCTGCATTTGGGTTAATTCGCGAGCTTGAACCGCGCGACCTGGTTTAAACAGAACACGATAAAAGTTTTTAGTTTCATCGTAGTCATCATAATAGGGGGTTGTAGGATATGTTTTCATTATAATTTGATTACTGTTCTTAATGTAACTAATTGCTGGGCACTATAGCTGACAGCTGTCCTGTTATCGATGTATAGCATGTCTCCACTAAATTTATTTATAGTAGGTTCTGCATTGATGGTATTAATAGTATATTCCGTATCGGTAATTGTGTCTAGTAAAATATCACCTACAGCTAGGTCATGTGTATCTTTATACATTAAAAGTATTTGATTGGAAGCACCAATGACTTCAACTACTTCCAAATTAAGAGTTGAATTACCCATGCTGTGCTGAAGAAGTGTATCTGCCGCAAGCCCGCTTACAGTGTCAAGAGTTAGTAAAAAACAAGAACTACCAGAAACATTAGCAAATGCCCTACCGCTATTTGCTGGATTTGCATACTCTTGTTCTGAACCATACATCTTAATATCTTTAAGAATACCAAATTGTCTGTAGTCATTACTGACGGTAATACCCTGGTTCTTTTCGTTATTAATTGTTGAGGTTAGCATCAGGGTATCAGCAAAGAGTTCCCTAACTGAATCACTGCCATGCCCGCCGTAGGGGGATATGATTGCAGATACATTAGCATTTGATCCATTACCTGTAATTACAACGTTAGCATAGTTGTAACCAGAGCCTGGTGAAGTAACTGAAATATAGCTAATCGTATTATTTACTATAACCGGTTGACCAACAAAGCCATCCCCATCTCCTGTAATTACAACGTTAGCGTATGTGTATCCAGACCCAACATTGCTTACTCGGAATGCATGAATACCACCTCTAATTGCTGATAGCTCTACAATTGTTTGTAATGTATCTAGATCATCGACTGAAAGATTGGCGTGGGCTGCAGCACCTGTACCTGTAGTACTTGCAAAAGAAATATCCAAGCTAGTATACCCTATACCTCTTTCTTCAATAATTATATCTTCTAATTGCCCGGCGGCGTTAATAAACGGCGTTGCTACAAACCCAGTGCCGTCACCTATAGCAGAAATAGTTGTTTGAATGTTAGAGCTATACCCCGTACCTTCATCCTCAATAAGAACCGAATGAATAGTACCGTTGCGCAGTACGGGAGTTAAAACAGCAGAGGAGGCGTAATATAAATTTGCAGATGCATTAGATGTGGGCTGAGTATTACCTGTTGTAGATATAGTTATTGAGGTATTTGCAATAACATTGGTATTATATCCCGTGCCTTTATTTGTAATAACAACATCGACAAGAGAGTTACTACTGAATATTAAGTTTGCAAATGCATTGGCTGTAGGTTGGATACTACCAGTAGTTACTATAGTTGCGGTTGTATTAGCAACAGCTGCTGCTGTATACCCTGCACCTGGGTTATAAATTCTTACATTGCTTATATTTTTAAGAAAACTTGTACCTGCTCCTGAAGCATCGGTAATGTTAATAGTTGCAGTTTTATAATTTGCCCCTGCATCCCTAATAATAACATCTATAAATTCACCTGAGGTATTAAATACAGGAGTTAAATTTGCAATCGAATTGCCAGCGATACCTAAAAATTGACCCTGTACGGTAAGTGTGACATCAGCATTACCGCTGTAACCAGTACCTGGGCTGTCAATAGTAATACTACCAATCTCACCTTTAGAGTAATATGCATTTGTAACCGCTTTTTGAACTGGCATAAAGTCTACAGTTAAGAAGCGATTTTGAGATGAAAGAGGAATTGTATACAGGTACTTCCAAATATAACCATCAGTTGTTGTGATAGTCGTTATGTCTTGACCAGAAGGTTCTACTGTAGATACCGCGTCATTGTTATTAAAGATACACTTATACACACCAAAGGTTGTAGTCAATACATAAAAGTTAGCGTCTTTAAGCTTTGTAGCTCCACTCGATGAAGTAAAACTAGTACTGTAATTATTATCGTACTGATCATATACAGTACCTGTCACCCAGTTTACTCTAGGAATTACATATGAAATATCTCTAAAATTTATCTTCTTTACACTTAAAATACCATTACGGGTATAACGTTCATAATCACCCGTAGCTTCAGGTGAAGCTGGATTTTGAGGATCAGCCCAATCTAATACATTACCTATAAAGTAATAGTAATTAGACCGACGAGATAAGATTTCGTTATAAACCGTCTCCACTAAAGAATGGTGGATGGAATCTTTTAAGAGAAATGCCATGTTATGCTACTGTAACGTTCCAAGTAATAATAACAGTATCACTAGCAGTTTTAGTTACTACACCAAACACAGTACGGCAAAGTAAATTACCACTTGAAGAAGCATTTAAAATGCCTGCCTCTGTAATTGAACCTGTACCAGTACCAGCTGGAAATGTTGCAACGTATGTTATAGTATTAGCAGCTCGAGATGTTGAATCAAGAGCAACACGACCCAATTCAGTACCTAATGCAGTTTGGGATGTAGTAGCTGCTGTATTAGAGGAGCCAACAGCCATATGGCTCATAATTGCAGTTGTATTACCCACCATTCTGGATGCAATAGTGTCTTTACCGACAGCTACAACTAAATTATTAATTTGTCTATAGTCTTTTTGAAGACCGGTTTCATCTAAAAGTATGACTTCTAAATTACCTTTTACGTTTATGGATTCTGTAAGCATTAATTTTCCTTAAATTACATTTTCGGTACCGCTGGATACATATGTCTCTGAGAAGTATGTAGGATCAGAATAATCTACTATTAAACGTATGCCTGAAATTGATTCTGTAAACGAAACCGTACTATCTGTATTATTTATAGTTGTAGAGAACGTCTTAGCTACAGCTTCGGATTGATCTACGGTATCTGTATCAAGTATTTTATAACTGACTTTTGATAGATTCTCAAGCGTTGTAAATACACTGTTCAATTCAGATTGAACATTTTTTCTACTTTGAACACTAATTATTGCTGATATATCGGCAGTTGCAGACAGTACACGGTTAACAAATAAATTAGTACCAGCTTGGTGTATAAGTTTTTTAACTATATCATAAAATACACTAATATCTAATTCTGATACAACTTGGTAGGCAAACGGTTGGTATAGTTCATCATCTTGAAGCCTATTATCCGGTTCGGATAAAAAGCCTTGGGTTGAAGTATATTCCCCGGGGTACCTTGCAATAGGGCCAATATTAAAAGATAAAACTGCATCATTAGGATTCTCAGCACCTAGAGTAGTTGCGGAGGTTAATAATTGAGAAGTTAAATTTTGACTTACTAGATCATCACCAGTGTAATCATACGGGCTGATATAATCAGATTCAAAGTATCTATTAGTACTCAGTATTGAATGAGGTCTTAAGACGGTTATAACTTCAGAGAAACCGCCGCCTGTTGTAGATAGGTATTTAGTTCGAGCCGAAACCCCACCGGCATTTGAAAGATTAATAGAAATACTTTCATTAAACCCAAAACCATAACTTATTATTTTTAGTCTCTCAATTGCACCACTGCTACTTACCTTTGTAATTCTAACTAAAGTATTCAAGCCGCCTGCAATTGCAAGGGTAAAGACTTGACCGGCTAAAAAGTTATTACCACCAGAAATAATACTTGACGATGTTAACGTAGATTGCAATGTACCTGTAAATATAACACCTGTAGCGTTACTTATTGATATAGTATCGTTTATTTCGAATGGTATAGAGTAAGGTGCCTGAAAAAAGATCTCATACAAATCCGTATTAAGTGTCTTTACCCGTACTACTTCTGCTGTATACTTAATACGATTTTTGGTAAAAGTGATAAAGCGATCTTTAATATCACCTACACTACCTGATGTTCTAAGTACCCGAAGAGAATTACGCTGGTTCCATTTACCATTAGAAGGTCTTAATACAGAGTCATAGGGGTATCTTGTTAAAGCGGAAGTGTCATATAAGATTCTAAATAACGTCTCAATAGATAATGACCCGCCTTTTGCAGCATACAGACCTTTTATTCTTTTAATTAAAAGCCCTTTATCAACCAGTAGGCTTTGAGGTAAGTCTTTTGCATAATTATCTAAAAAATAATTTACGAATGAATCTGCAGTCTGATCTATATCGCTATACTGTCTTGCATTTTGTACTAACTCTAAAGCGTTTTGATCCTGCTCTAAAAATTGGTAATAGTATTCTAGAAAAGCTACAAACGTAGTATAATCAGACCTAATAAATTCAGGTAACTGGCTATTAACTAGCTGTGATATTTTTTCTTTAATTCGTGTTGTTGACATATTATACTAATGCTGTAACATTTACAATTGTACCGGCTATCAATCCACCGGTTCTAGTTGTTGTGGTGTCGTCTAGGATTAATATTTCATTACGGGATACTGAAAGATTATAGCTTGACTCTTGAATGCTACCAGTAATTCTAATATCAGTTGTACCTGCAGGAAGACCTGTTGGAGTAATACTCGTAATACTTACAATACCTGTACCGTAACTTACAGTACCAATGTTTGATAATAGAACAACACCTGTTGTAGCATTAACAATTCGTAATGTACCTGTACCTGTATCACTGGAAGGTGTTGTGTCTGGCAAATCGGTTATTTTTACTAACGTGGTAATACCGTCTATTGTTATAAAGAAGAAGCTTGAAGATAATGTACCTGGTTTAATAGCATTTCTAAACTTAATTGAAGTATCCCCACTAAAAACGTTAACAGCGTTTAAGGTTGGTAGTATTCTTCTCTGTAGTTTTAGAGTTAGTAATACACTTGTGATAGAGTTGTTTTTAGATAAGATGGCATTTATTAACGTTGAATGAATATAGTTTTTATTAAATTTTTGTAGATTAACAGAAAAATAAGTTGTAATAGCTTCATTAATTTGAGCTTTAATTTGTTCTGAAGATAGTGTAGTTGCCGAAGAGTTGTAAGTTACATCGGCACTTACACCTACATGAAAAAAAACTGGATCTACAAAAACTGGTATAGTTGTAAGTGCTTGTTTTGACTTTAAAATATTATTAGCAATAGATTCTTTTGTTGCATCAGAAATTGTAAATCCGGAGAACGGTTTGAGGGAAATTATTACTCTACCATAAAATGGTGGATCATTATCCTCACCACCCCATACCGATATAGATTCAGCTCCTGCATAATTAGATAAGATTAAAGATTCATAGTCAGCAGCTGTAACTGCTCTATTTTTAGATGCGTTAACCCTTGGCGCATTAAATTTAATCGATGTAATACTCTCGGCATTTGCTCCACCTGTTGAATTACTGTTAACAGCAACAACAATATTACTTGAGCCACCAATAGTAGTACCAGCTGTAAAAGATTGAGATACAGTACTCGATACATTAACAGCTGACCCCGTAGCTACCATGTATTGTATTGTAATAATGTTACCAGCTGATAGACTCTTGCCTATTATTCCATCACCAAAATATATTTGATAATTACCTTGAGGATTTTGTTCTAGAAAATACACTTTAGATGTACCATCTAAGCCTGTAATATCAGTTGTAAGGGTATACGTGGTACTTGTTGTATCAGAGGATGATGTTTGAACGCTTACCAAAATTGTTGTTGTATCAACAGCTGAATTTGGT